TCTCAGGTTGATATGATTGCTGTTGTCTATCTGAAAAACTTGGTATTGTTTACCGCCATTCGTAGATGATAAATCCATGCTTTCGCCGTGTAGACCCTCTACATTCCAGTAGGAGCAGTTGGCTAACCTGAAAGCGGCAACAGAACCGTCTGATTGGAGAAGTGCCTTGCGTTCATGCTGTGCTATGATGGTAATAGGCTGCGATACCGTGCCATTAGGCCAACCATTCGTGCAATCAATATTTGGGAGTCCGGTGGTTGATGGCGTATATGTCCCATTCTCAAGGATAATATCTCTTGCAGATGAAGCCATAGCAGTTTTGACTTTGCTAAAAGTTTTCCAGGGATTGCCAACAGAGCCATCCCCTGTAGTATCGTTGCCGGATGGGGAAATATAATAAGCGGTGCAAGCCGCCGTAGAGAAGCTATCCTCAGTTGTAGTAGTAGTATTGCTGGTTGCGTCAATTAATTTCGCTTGCCAATAGTAAGTAGTGCCGCAACTGAGACCTGTAACCCTGTAAGAAGTGCTGTTGCCCGTTGCCACTGTATTAAATGGAGTTGGCGATGTGGTGAGATTGTAGTTGCCAGTAGATGTGCCCCAGTAAAACTCGACTCGAATATTCGCGCTCCTATCGTCCGCTACGGTGTTTACGAGAAGGTCGGCGGTGGTTTGGGTGATGTTAGCTTCGGCTGTAGAGGTATAGGTCGGAGGCGTGGTATCAGCGGGAGGAGCCGGAGGCGTAGCAGAAGAGAATTGAGTTTTCCCCCATTGTAAGGGACTATTAATTGTAGAGCCAAAAGCGTAAGCCTGCTTGTAGGCTCCGCCCTCACTTATCATCATCTGAATATTCGCAGGATCATTTACGGCGGGATTAAAACCATAAGTCGTATCAGCCGATTGCAAGTTAGCGCAAAACTCCACTGTATATACTCCACCTGAATAAGCAGATGAGCAGCTTATAGAGGCATCAGTAGTCCAGTCTGTAGTAAATCCACTTGCAGACCACGCAAGAGCTACAGCCCCAGTACATCCAAAGGGGATCGCATATTTCACACTCTGGTTATTGACGGCCACATTATTGCCATTAGGGGAAAGCACTATCTCCACTTCATCCTGCTGCCAATAAGAACCAGTATTATTTTGCGTGGCATCGGAAACCGTAAACGCTCCACAGAATTTATTGTCGGCATCCTTCCATAGAACTGCATCCTTCGTGATAGTGTCGCTTGTATTGTTTATTGCTATCGGCAGATTTGGAGCGTTGTACCATTCATCCTCAGCGAATACGTGATTGACCGTGATTGCGGAATATGAATCCATAGTATAGTCAGGTACGAAGGGAGCAATACCCGATGGAAGCGAAGGCGTGGCTGTGCATGATCCGCTTGATGTGCCATCAGAGGTTTTACCGATATACATTCCATCAACCCTGACTCCCTTAGAGCCCCTGAAATAGAAATACTTATTCCCCGAACTTGCGATATTGAATTTCTTCGGAGTGCCATTGAAATTCTTTGCAAGCTCAAAAGCATAATTGGACTGATTGGATAATATGCCGAATGTGGAATTTACATAGGTTTTTAAATCCGAAGTATTAAGCTGAAATAAATCGCCGTTCCTGTGAGAAATCCAAACACAATAGTAACCCGTGCTAGGAACATTCACATAGAAGATAGCTTCGGGAGCAGTGTAAATATCGAGATTGATATTCCATCTAAGCACGTTGCCGCCCGTGCTACCATTCGATGTGGCATCTGAAATGGATTCAGTGGGAGATACATAAGCCCCGTCCTTTGCCAGGAATCTTACATTCGTTGTATCCGCCGTTTCCCCGATTGTGCTGGTTGGCACTACAGGGGTAGGCAGGGGAGCTTTATACATACCTGAATAAAGCAGAGTCCATAAAGCGCATAAACTTATGGAAAGATATTTTTTTATGGAAAGTTTAATTCGCAAAGTTCACCTCTATAGTGCATTTAATAAATCCATAGTTGACTGACGCTGTTGCAGAGGTATAGGAAACACTAAGCAAATGTCCTGCCGTTACAGCAACCGTGTTACTGGTATTGCTCCCAGTTCCATTTGTCGTCTGATTGTATGTGATGGCTGTGTCAGCGGCATCGTATCTAGCAACGAATGTGATGTTATTCGTGCTTGATGCGCCCTGAGCGATATTACAATAGAGATTCTTTAAAGTTCCAGTACGCGTGATGACATACACTGCTGAGCTATTCGTTGCGTCACTCGATTGTTCAGTCACACTTGCCGTGGGCATATATTTTACGCCCGCAGTAGAGCTTGTAACTTGAACAACCCAGGTAAACACCTCAACCGCTAGTGGAACCGCCGTACAGGATTCGGCGTTACCGTTTGCGTCTACTCCGAGAGGGTAATTACCAGCAGAGCAATTAGAGCCATTAGTCGCCAACGCCGTAGCGGTATCGGCAAGAGTACAAGCGTTGGGTTTTATATTTACAGGATTGATTTTCGCATAAGTGCCATCTGCTATTTTCTCTGCCGGAATCATATAGGCATTTGTCGGTGTCGTTTGTTCCGTCAGTCCAAGAATATCCAGAATCAAGTTTCCAGAAGACATAGCCAAAGGAGCGGTAACCGGAGTTACGTTCGAGTGCCACACGCAATTCGTGGCATTGTCCGCCCCTTCGCAATCGCATTGGTACAGGTCTACGAAGTTTCCGCTTCCGTCCAACTTGCGCCAGAAATTCCCCTGCAATCCCGTGCATGGATTAGATGGAGATGATGTGCTGGATGTGATTCGGGCAGCCGCCGCTCCATAAGGATCGTATGTGGATGGCAAGGAAGCAGCAAAAGTATCAAAGTTACCTTGAACCGTAGCCGCTGAGCCTGCAGGGTCAAAATCAGTCGTATTAGCAGCGCAAGCGCTGCCGCTATTTTCAAGAGTTGAACATGATGGGCGTGCATGAGTGAATGTTCCACTTGATATGCCAGTCACAAATTCGTTTGACGGAACTGCTTGATCTGGAACTCCGCCCTGGATACCTTCTGGCTGTCTAATCGTAGACGGCGCAGATTGTGCAAATGCTTGAAGGGTTGAAAACCATAAAATGAATAAAAGCAATATGATTTTGTTCATGGTTGCCTTCCTCTTTACACTTAAGTCAATGAAGTCCTCGCCAGAAATGTCCGTTTGCCTGTATGTTATATGCACAGTGACCGGTATTTCCCGTTTTATCTTTTACGTAAATCTCAATCTTTGCTATTCCTTCAGGGAGAGGGATTAAATCATAGCTTCCGCCTGCAACTGCATCCAAGTTCTTGTTGCAGTAATCAAGCAAGCATCCCCCGCGCGTGGTTTCGCTATTGGCATATATAATTATCTTATATGTCATGCTATTGGCCTCGCTTGTATTATGGATATAGAGGTATTTGTATTGAAAATCCGAGGCTTGCGACCAGCGCGCTTGTGGCTCCGTGGTGTAATCAGTCGCGCAAATGCCAGTTTTGTCTTTATATGCTCGGAACCAGTTTTGAGTCTTTGATGTTTGAGGTTCGAGCTCTGGGCTAGATTGCGCATAAATAGAGGCATCTACAAAGAAAAGCAAAAGCGCTATCATTAGAGCGAGAAACAATTTTTTGATTTTGACCATGTTGACCCTCCAAAACCGTTAAAATAAAAAACCCGTGAGCACTCGCTATCTAGCAAGCACACACGGGTTTCTGGAACTCAGACTAACCCTTAATCAGAAAATCTTATTTGATAAAATTATGGCCCATAAATCGTCCTCTAAGTCATATTAGAATCTCCCACACTTTTTGTCAATCCCTTGGCATAAGCCTGCCTGTTGTAACATCCACATAAATCTTTCTCTGCCTTACCCCATTTTGCAAAATTGTATATAATCCGCATCTATCCCATAGGCTATCATCATCAACTAGCATTTTCCCCTGTCCGGGGTCAAGTTCATGGGCATAGAAAGCCTCAAGTGTTGATGTTATACACTGCGCTATTATTTCGCCCGTAGAAGTATCATAGATTACATATCGCATGTATATCTCACCTGCTGTGCTGCCTTCCTGTCATCGAAAGATCACGCAAATCCACGCCTGCCGGAAGCCCCGTAAAGGGCGGCGTCATCTTGATGCTATATGTAAAAGTGCCTGCCGGCGGATTAGAGTCAGTAAATTTATTTGAATAATATTGCTCCCCTATGCCTCCAGAAGCCTTAAAGAGAGCCGGAGCTAGAAAGCCGGATTTAATCACTGTATTCCCCCTTAAAAGGTCATAATACCAGCCAGAATTGCCTACTGAGGAATCGGCGGAATGGTGCATCATAATAATCCATGTAAGGTCCACTGGGGCTCCGGCTATTATAGTAACAGTGCCCGAAATGTGGGCGGCGGGATAAACTGGAGCTATGGGACCGTCTATGTGTGTGTAAAATTCGGATGTAAATTCATTGGTTGGCACATCGCCCTTTACTATAGCGCTTGTGGATGACTGCACAAGAGGGGATGTCCATGCCGAATATTGCCCATTCCATTTCCTCGCCCTTATCCTTGCCCATTTGCTTATTGAAGAATTGGCCAGATTTGCAGTTTGAGCAAGATATGTGTATTGAGGCTTATCTGAAGGCTTTATATAAATTGTATCCTCTTTATTCGACAATGAATTGGCAGGATAAATCTCGAGCTCATAGTCCATGAGAGGCGCAATAAGATTGGAATTATCAGTATTTTGCGTGACAGCATTCCATTTCCAACCTATATCACCATGCCCGCCATTGTTGACAAATCCTGTTACCGCCTTTGGAGTCTTATTATCGCCGCCTGCTATGATGCCAGTTTGCGTATAGGCAAGCCCAGCAAGAGTGGCGTTAAAATTCCAGGGGGTTATTATAAAATCGTAAGAGAGTCCGGGGATAATAATAGGATTGGAAAGCCTCAAGAAATCATATCCCCTTCCGAGTTCTTGATAAATGGAATCGGCAGATTGTTTTAATTGCACCGAGAACTCCTTATAGTTTGACTCAGGCGGGGTGGCAGATATATCAAAATAAGCCGTTACGCTCTTATCCGCATTAATTATGTATCCAGGCGTTATAATGACATTTGACAATGGAACGGGCGGGGTAGATGTATAGTCTGGAATAATACCCGGAGCTGGAGCGGGTGGAAGGGTTGAGGAAGGCTCATATATAAAAATATTTGGATCATCGGGGAAAAGCGAAAGAGACCATACTCCGGCATTCTCAGATGCGCTTTCTACTATAAAATCAGAAAGATTTATGCCGTGTCTTGGCAAATCCAGGGTTACTTTATCGTTTATTGAGTGCACTATACCAGCCGGGGGGTTTACTTTTATTCGGATAGTTCTAATTTTTGCTCTTTGCAGTTTTCTCTCTATATCTAAGAGCCTATCAGCATCTGCGCTTGAGTATGTAAAGGGCAAAAGCAGCTCGGTATCCACACCGGCATCTGATGAGGCCCTTGTAAAAGAGCCAATAAAATCATCTTTCTTATGAGAGAAATTATAGCGCACTGTAATATTTCTTATGCGCTGATCAAGGTCGGTAAAATCCACTCCTTCATAAGAATCCTTTACCAGATAGCGTTGATATGAATACGTGATTTTTGATTGTCCAGGTGTGGAATTTATCTTTATACCCAATCCAGCATCCGTTTCTTCAAATATCATTCTCCCAGGACGCATAAGATCGGCAAGAATATCCTGAGCGGCATTTCCAGTTCTTCTCCTATCCGCGACAAATCCCTCGCACGAGAGTGAGGCAATATCGGGGCTTGCCGCTGCTTCATCAAACATCTCAATATTTATTGCTCTATTCATTCCCCATGTATCGTTTGAGAGGAATGATTGCACGGCCCTTGCAAAATTCTTCTCTTCTTGAAAGCCGTCTACATCCGCCGTTATTACATCATTTGTAGAGCCGGTTTTTTGAAACTGTTTCAGTTCCACAAGCGCGCATTTTGTAGACAGATCAATATAGAACCGCCACTGCTTTAGTTCATAAGTCCACGTGCCATCGGATTGAGGGATAACAATCCAGTTTGAATCCACAACTCCAGTATTTGTAGTAGAATCGTATCCAGTTAAATACCTTGTTTGCTTATTGCCAAGAGAATCAGTTACTACTACCCACCACCATGTATACCAGTCTTTTGACTGCCTATCGGCTGAATCAAATGTAATTGTGTTTGCAGTAGCTCCCCGCACTGTTCCTGTGGCTACATAAAAAGCCGAGTCGTTTCTATAAAGAGTATATATTTTATCAAAATATCCGCCGTTTAATCCAATCCCTTCTCCTACTAAGTACCGATATTGACGGTTGTCATTATCAACATGGACCAGTTTTAAGAGTAGCCCCTCGCATCTTCCAAATATCCATTGTATGCTCCCCTGGTCCACTGTTTTAGGGAAAAGAGTCGTATCTATAATTCTTCGGGGATATATTTGAGAAAAGGATCGGATATTTAAATCCTCTATTGTAAAATTGCTTATCGAGCCTATTTTTGCTTTTCTTACAGTGCCTCTAAATTTAAGTTGCCAATCTCCATTGCCCTCCCATACCCTTGCGGTTAGATTCGTGAGGTCTCGCGACATGGGATTTATAGTCGGCTCTCCATCCTGCCCTATATTTGATACCTCTATATCAATAGAACCGTAAGAGATAATGCCAAAAATATCCTGAGTAGCTATTTTGGAAAGGTCGGGGAATTTTGGGGTAAGCCTTTTGGAGTATCTTCTATCTGAGGGAGAATTGGCTGGAAGAGAATTGGGATCGGATGTTATCTCAACGAGTATTTTCTTCTCCTTATTCGGAGTTCTAATATCAGTGTCATGGGTGGACCAAAACCATTCATAAATGGGGGATTGTTGAAGCACTCCAGAAATGGGGATAGAGCCAAGCCCGATATCCTTTTCTACAAGCCTCGATAGTGCACCGGCAATGGGTATTGTTCCCTGCCCTGCATTTATAGTAAGCACACGTTTTGTAGAAACGCCGCCTCCAACCGGGACTGAGCCACCGCCCGCGCTTTGATTGACTATCTTTGCTCTGGATACACCCCCGCTTATAGGAATAGAACCGCCTACTGGAGCATCCACTACAGTTACATATTTCGATAGAGCAATATAGGCAATTTGGGTAGCAACGCCGTTATTTGTAGTCCATCGAATATATGTGTTTTGAAAATCCGCGCTCCCGAAGTCGCACTCCGCCTCGATATTGGCGCTCGTATTATCAGCGACCATAAAAGCCTTATCGTTCTTGGAGACGGATTTGGAATTAGAAGGGTTTGCTCCATCTTGCATTGTGCAAAGGTCAGACCCTTCATGTCCAGCATCATCAGCTCCGCCGGCTGATATGCGGGCATGGGATAGAGCACCAGCGCTTGAAGCACAGTGAGAGAAAAATAAAATAGATTGCGTTTTAAATCCAACTGGAATGGCTTGCTCCACATATCCAGGGTCTGGAGGCACGGAGCCGGTAGTTTTAAGAAAATTGCCTATCCTTATATTTATCCCGCGCAGACAAAGAGAGGCTATTTGATATGCTGAGCCAGCCCTTACCGGACACGTGACCGTAAATCCATCGGCATCCATAGAACTAAATTGTGCATTGGCTACAATAGAAAGGGACTGGTCTATCATAGAAATAGAGTAATCAGTGACAAGAGACCTTTGAGCGTCTGAAGTAGTAACCCCATTGAGATCAAGTATAGAGCAAGAGAATTGACTGCCATTTTTATCCATTGCTCCAATGCCTATGCCATTATTAGCAACATTGGTATCAAGAGATGTAACGCCGCCTACAAAAATATGTATTACGGCATCGGGACTAAAACCAGCGCCTGTTATGGACTTTGAGGCCCCTTGAGCGCTTGTGGGAAGCTGCCAGTTAAGGCATTTAACCTGCAAATCAGAGCCGCCGAGGACAAGTGCGTGGACTATACATGCCGGAGTGCCGTTTGAACTCCATGTGATTGTAAAATTAGTGGCATCCCATGATTTTAAATCCGCAATTCCTACAATGCCAGTTGTAGGAGCGCCTTTAATAATAAGTGTGTGAGCGCCTATGCGCCTTGCCGCTTGAGTGGGAGAATCGTTATTGGAAGAGCCGCCAGATGCGGAATATTGGTTAGCAGGAGCAGTGGCAAACCCAAAAGACATTCGAGATTTTGTATCTACGCTCCCCGATACAGATGCAACTCCGGTAGTAAAGAATAAAATAGCCTTGGGCGATTCTCCAAGCCCGTGCGCTATGACCTGATCGCCGTTTACTGTTGCCTTTGCAAATGATACAAAGCGTGAGATAAATTGTGCCATTGTGTAGAGACTTAATTGCCCGAAGGAACATCCTCAGTAAATGTAAACTTAATTTCAGTTGAGCTATCAACATTAATAGCTGCAAAAACGCTTCTATCAAATAGAGTGCCTCCGCTCGATGCCGAAAATACCCCATGCTCAGTAATGGCATAGTTGCTTGAGAATGCAATTTGGGCTACTGACTTATATTGCTTAGAATTTGCTCCTACCTCTTGAGTGCCAATAACACGAGAGCCGACTTCGGCGCTTAGTGCAGTATTGCCCGCACTTTCTGCTCCCGTTCCTGTCCCACAGCCATGATACTTAAATACACCAGCAGACTGCGCTCCTATGAGGCACTGCACAAGATACGAGGCAAAAGCATCGGTCACTACATTAATAGAGATGCAGCCTAAGTCTGCCGCGAGATCCCCATTCTTATACACCTCGGCATAGAGTCGAGCTTGTGGATGCGATACGCCGCTTAGTTTGTCTTTTAGTATGCGCATATACCCTCTTGCTATATGCGGGAAATTCTTGATTTTCCATAAGGTTATATTCATTTACCCTCCTTTTAAGCAATTGTTTTAAAACCTATTGTAATTTTCATTAAGGCTGCATTTTGTCTTGGCATATCTATTTGATATGAACGCTTGCCAAGATAATAAGACCAATCCGTTTTCTCAAAGTCCACAAATATTAGAGGCTTCGATGGATTGGCAAAAACGCTGTTGAATTTAGCTCTGGAGGTTCTGTCTTGAGACATAGTGCCGGAGAGTTGAAATGTAAGGGTAGGAAGAGAGGATAAAAGCTGTTTGTCAGTAGTGCCTATAAGCTCCACTTCATTTTCGTATATCGTCTTTGTAATCCCTACAGGCCACTCAAACTGCTCTTTAGAGAGATTGAACTCTTGAATATCCGTAGGGAAAGCCACAATGCCTATTTCATACCAATCTGCACCATCAACTGTAGATTGTACGGGAACGGTTATTCTCACATATCTTACATCTCCTATTATCTGTAGGGATGAGAGGTAGACACATAAATCCGGGTCATAATCGAAATCGGCTTGAGTAGAAGGAAATATTGAGCTACCCCATGCGTTAGTGTCATTGGCTTCTATAAGAACATGGTCAAGATTCGAGTAATAGAGCGCAATAAGGGGATCGGAATATAATGCGCCCAAATCTAGAACCATTATTTGCTCATCGAGAGCGGCACTTCTCCATGAGATTTGAGGGCGATCAAGAATAGCCATATTGTCCGCCTGCCAATCCAATGAATATTCAGATGGATGCGTGTCAATGGTATAGGATATAAAAGAAGATGTAGCCTTTATGTAAGATCACCCCTTAATAATTTGCTTCTCTAAACTGCTTCAATATCTTTCTGCCCTCTCCTTTTGTCAGATACTCACCAAGATATGCCCCTATCTCTTTATATGCCATTTGCTTATCCTGTGCAGTAGCATTGCCATCAAAATGCAGATAGAGATGAATATTGGCTTCGGAAGAGACGGCTCTTTGAGATGTTCTTGCCTCCGCTATCCTTTGTCCGAAGAAGTTTTGCGATGAATTTTCCACTCCAAATATGCGTCCCAAAAGAGCGCCAAGAGCGCTGAGGGTTGAGCTTGTATAGAAATTCATCGCTTGCTTAAAATCCGAATGAGGTACTACCATCTCCGGACCATGCAAAAACGCAAGAAGCGTCTCACCGCTTGGAACAGTGAGCCCATGCTGAGCGGACTTTGTTCCGGCCAATATATCGCGGATTTGAGTGAGTAGAGATACAGAGGCATTTTGATACTGCTGAGTAGACATAACGGAGGTTTTAGAGGCTTGCGAAAGTTCATCTAAACGCGCCTGGAGTATTTTCATGGCCTCAGCACGGATATACTCATAATACTGCCTTGCCTCCGCAGCTGCTATGCCCTGGAGTTGATTACCCTGAGCTTGCAGAGCGGCTATTTGTGCATTGGCTTTGGCTATTTGCTGATCGAGATTGGCAAGCTGGTCATTCATCTGCTTTGTATTGGCATCTATACGTTTTTGAATATCTATCGCATCATCGCCTTTATCTTGAGTCTCTTTGAGGAGCGCATTGAGTTCATCGGCAACTTGCGTAAATATGGTCTGCATCTCTGGAGTGCCAGAGCCGAATGCAGAACCGGCAAGGTCAAATAGTTCAGTTTGGTACTGCCTTAACTGGTCTATTATCGCTTGCCTTTGCGCCTCATCTGTAGTCTTAGAGAGTTGCTGTTTGGCAGCATCTATCTCAGCTTGAAGCCTGTTTATTTGCTCGGTAGGGGTTAGAGGCGCATTAGGGGATTTAAATATGTTATCTATATCGGATTTAATGGATTCAGTAAGCCTTTGATACTGCTGTGCTATTTGAAGCTCTTTATTTAAAGCGTCTATACGCGCTTGAAAAGCCTCTTGAATCTTGGTTTTCTCAGCATTAAGAGCATCTATGCGTGCTTGGGCTTGAGCAATCATCTGCTCATTTGCCCTTTGCATCTGAGCGAGTTGTTCGGCGACAAATTGGTCCACCAGACCGGACATTTGATTTAGCAGCTGCTCTCTTACATCAAGAGAGAGACCACCTTGAGCAAGAGCGTTTTCAATAGCTCCTATAGCGGTTCGTGTAAATGAAGTAGTATCAATTGCCGTGCCGCCAAGCCCAGTAATTTTGGCATTGAGATCATCTATAAACCTTGTGAGACTGCCAACAGCGGCGGCAAGCGCGGAAGGCAGCGAAGCGAGTATATCGTGGAGCTGCTGGAATTGAGCGATAGTATCGGGAGTTATTTTGGCATCTGCTATGAGCTGCCTTAGCTTTGCATCGAACTCTGCCATCGTAGGAAGCCCAGCAAATCCAAGGGTTTTTGATAGTTGTATTGCCTGATTTATCTGTCCTTGAAGCGCATCTTGAACATTATTATTAAGGAGATTAAAAGCGGCTACATAGGACTGGAATGTAGCTATCATTTCCTGCCCAATCTTCGCTTTATCTTTTGATGTCCAGAAATCCTTGAAAATATCATCTACAAGCGAACTTGCTTTGGATGCCTGCACTCCAAGGGATGTAAGAGCCGATTTCCAAAATGTCTGCATTGCAGCTTCAAGTTCGGCGGAAGCCCATCCGGTGTTTATAAAATTCTGCACATCCTTTGCAATCTTATCTCCCACCTGATTCATTGTGAGCTGATCGCCTTTATATACAATAGGAGTATTGAGAAAGGCATCCATAATTTGGTCTCCCACACTTTGCGGGAGAGTCTTTATGGCAGATTGCACGGGCTGAATAAACTGTTGGTCTATTGCCTGGAGTAGCGCGTCTCTTACGGATTGAGAACCAGCCCCGGCTGTTGCTCCATGCTCTTCAAAAATCTTAACGAGCTTTTTTGCAATATCGCTTGATGTATCCCCTACAGCTGCAAGAAAATCTCCCATAGTGGCAAATCTCTTAAGCTCTGTAGACTGTAGGTGTCCAAGGTCTATTTCATAGTAGGGCTGTTTTTTAAACAAGCCAACCAAACCCTCAACCAGCCCCTCGACAAGCGGAATACCCACTGCAACAAGCGGGGCAAATGGCATAAGAGCGGTTCCGAGCAATCCAGCTGCCATAGCGCCGCTCAATCCTGCTCCGGCTATGCCTCCAATGCCTTGCATAAAATTCCCTTGAGCAAGGCTATAAGCCCCATAAACTCCAACCCCTATTGCTGGCAGGTATGGGGAGAGGGATTTAAGAAAACCGGCCATTACGGAGGGTGTAATTGATTTTATGGCCTGATCCGCGCCAGTAATGGCTTGTGCTCCAACCCCTGGAATCATCTGAGCCATCTGTCCTGCAAAGGATGGGGAGATTTGAGCGGCTATATTTATAATGAATTTCTGCGTTGCTATGGCTGCAAACATATCTATTGCAGATTTGACCATTGCAAGGAATGTTTGCTTTGCAATATCGAGGAGGGAATGCAACTTACCCGTAACCACATCAAAGAGCAGTGTAGAGAAATTCTGAGACATTGTAGAGAGAACATTCCCCCAGAACGTAGCTATTGCTTGAGTATCGCTCTTAACGGAATCGGCAAACTCAAGGAAAGAGCCTTTCATCCTTTCGAAAAAGTCATCTGAATTTTTTAATTGCAGAATATAGCCCTGTCTTTGAATATCGGCCATCTTAATTTGCGTCTGCTGCCATGCTTGCTCAGTAAGAGCAATAGCGCGCGGATCAATGAATGGCCTGTCGCCGGTTCCTCCAAATGCTTTTTGTATATCGTCTTTAGTCTTTTCAAACTCGGCTTGCAGTTTTCGGAGCTGGGATTCTATGACACTGGAGATATCCGATTGCGATATGCGCCTTCCGGTTCCTTCATAAGCCTTTGCAAGATCATCAAATGAGAGAGCAAGAGAAGAGACAATGGACTGCTGTTTTTCTAGGTTAGCCGTAACAGCTTCATCGGCTTTTCTCATATTCTCCGATGCTCGTATGAGCGCATCATGGCTTTGTTGCAGCTCATCAAGCCTAATCTTTAGCGCTGTTATGGTAGCTATGCGGTTTTTGTCCACACCTTGAGCGGCAAGCTGCTCAGCTTCCCAAAGAGCAATTTCTTTCTTGGACATGCCGAATGTCTCAACCTGCTCTTTGAGCTTCTTTATTTCATCATCGAGTTGTTTATTGAGCTGTGCGACTTGGGCTGATGCCCTTTCGGCATACTTCCCTGGCTCTCCAACCGCAGGAGCATTGACTTTTATATCCTTTAGCCTATCCCTAACCTCATTAAATATCTCTATTACGCGGTCATATATCTTTGTGGAGCCAAATTCGGTAGTAAGATTATTCCAGGCAGATTTAAGATCATCGAGAGCAGGAGCAAGTTCGTCTCTGCCTGACTTTGCTATGTCCATCATAAATTTAGAGGCTTTATCCAGTGAATCTCCCGATCCCTTTGCGGCCAGCCCAACTGCTTCAAGCCCCTTGCTTAAATAACCAAGTCCAGTGAGGAGAACACTTACCGTAAACCCTACCGATGCTTTTATGGTATCAAATGCAACTACTATTGCCCGCCATACAACCTCGACAGTATCTTTAAGGAGAAGAAAACTCTGAATAACTACACTTATTCCCAATGCAATATCTTCGGCAATATCAATAATTCTCAAATTAAATTCCATAGTCTTTGCCATGCCCTCGCGCTCTTTATCTAGCGCCTCAGTCCATGACGTAAAGTGTGATATAACAACTTCAATAGCAGCATTTATGGCCGGGGTGGCAGTGATAAATCTCCCCACCGCTTCTTCTAAATCGCTAAAGGCATGCTCCGCACGGAGCATTCTGCCGGGGAATGTAGTTGCCATATACTCAGCAAGTCCCTGATATTTCTTATTGAGCAAATCAAGAACAAGCGTAGCTTTTTGCTGGATGGTCATATTGTCAATCTGGGCTTGAGACATGGAGCGAAGCTGAGGGAGCCACCTGCCTATCATCATAAAATTCCCCTCTATTGCGGAACCTACAAGACGCGCGGCTGATGATAGATCGAGAGAATTGGCGGCTGCAAATCCCATAACAGCAGGAAGGGCTTGAAGGGATTTTTGATAGTTCTGAGTGGTGAATGTAAGCCGGGCAAGCGCCTCTCTTGCCTCTTCATCTGTAAAAGTGGTTGTGGCTTGCAATTGCTTAAAGTAAGGTTCGAGATGGTCCCTTACTTTATCGTAAGATGTACCGGCATTGGCAAGAGCAACTGTAAGGCGGGCAATGGATGTCTCTTCCTCTCCAGCAGCGCTTGTGAGTTTATATAAAAGCGCGGTGACTGATCCAACGCCGAGTAAACCTAATATGGCTCCCTTAAGGCTAAATATATGGTCGGTGAATGATTTTATTTTAGGTTGAGCGGAATCGGCGGCTTTCTTTATATTATCAATAAAACCGGCTGTACGCTCAAGGGCATCTGTAGATGGACGAGTGGCTCCGCTAAGATCGGTAAGCTTCTTTGCCAGATTTTCAAGTGCAGAAACAGCCTGATTGACCTCAGCTTGCACATCAATTTGAATCGTATCATTGGGACCCGCTCCGGTTGGCATTATTCATTGTCTCCGCGCTGCTCTTCATCAATCTTTGATTTCTCCGAACTATATAGAGCTATGGCATCGAGCAATCTCTTATCCGTGTTCATATACTCGGTCATAGTAAAATGCACTATGCCGCCTGTGATAAGATTAAATAGGTTCCATGCCTTTCGTTCAAAATACCCTATTCGTCTTATATGCCACACGGGGCATAACTGCGATTCCCAATTGCCGAGCCTATAGAAAGTATCACGCGACTCTACTTTTCCCCGGCAGTTCCGCTCCCGTTCAAGACCCTGTCGCCTGCACTCTGTGCAGTCCCACTTTGAGTAGGGGCTTCCTGAGAACCGGATAAAAAACGCATATTGTCCGCCTCGGGACCAGAGAAATAGTAGTTCTGCGCTATTTTTATTACAATGCGTGTTATCTCGCCGAATGAAAGCCCATTGAGCAAATCCTCTCTTGTAAGATCAGGGTTTTGCATAAGAATAATCTCAAGAATCATATCTCGGTATTTGCGCGGCTGGTCCTTTACAAAGCCAAATACCTCATTAAGAGAATTTACCGGCTGTCCAAATGTTTGCTCGGCAAGCTCTATTATTCGATCCTCTTGAGAAAGAGTCATGTGTCCTATGCGTCCTTTCTTTGGCGATATTCCTACGCCGGGAAGCTCTACATTAAACTCAAACTCCTTTCCATTATCTGACCATCGGATATTGCTTTCTGCCATAGAAACTCCTTTTTAAAACAGACTAAGACACACTTCATTATCTCCGTTTGTATCTTTCTGATACGCGCGGGCGGTCATCTGATATTTCTTTTGCCGTCCTGTAATAGGCTCAGTAAGAGCGGTAGCCTTGAGATTTGGGAAATACCACGCAAAGCAACGGATTGAGCCATCATCCATAGTTCTTGATCCATAAATGAGCATCTTTCTTGATTGTGCAGTCCTAAATTTTGCTCTCTCAGCGGCATTATTGTATTGAAAATTTAGAGCTACTGTGATTTGCCGCACATTTTCATAATGCCCGGAAACGCCAGTTGCGGCTTCAATCCCCTCTTTCTCTCCCAACTGGTTTGAGTATGTTACGGTAACCGATGCGTTCCATGTTTTGTATTCATCATCTATGAGCACACGCGCTCCTTTCATAACAAAAGATTTTCCAAGAGAAGGAGGCGAATATGTATCAACAAAACTATCTTGCTCATTTTCATAAGTGCCGCTTACTGTAAATTTTGGCACAAGAGGATTATTAGGGGTCATCTCGAATACCCCTTGAGAGATACGGCACGCTGGATATGAGAAGAGAATCTGGTCATCGGCTTCAAGCCTTTGTATGCAACCGGTAGGGAGTCCGGTTTTCGGGGTATAGTGCCTTGCAGCTCCAATGCTCGTGGAATTTAGAGTAGCAGTAGCGGGAAGAGGGGGGAATATCCCTATCTCATCCGGCGTCGCAGTTGTGTTAAGGGATGTAACAGCAACTGGATAGTCATAGTTCACAGAATCCAGGGTAATCTTGAGCAGTATAATGTCATTGACCTTGAGATTAGGGTCTATTGCGTCAACCTGAATGGTATTTACATCTTTTATTGCAGCATTGGTCATAGCGGCGGTGGTATGTTTTGAGCCAAAAAGCAGCTCAAGCATTGTATCGCAATCATTTGGTCCGCCAATTGTCGTTGGAGCCTCAAAATATAGAGGCAATTCGCCAGCCACCACCTCTTTACCAATCTCTGTGTCATAAGCAGAGAGAGTGTCGCGGATTGGATCAATTTCAATAAGAGTAGGAGTATCTGTTATTGCCGCACCGCTCTGTATCTTAAAGGGCTGCCAGCCAGTATCGTTAAAATCTGGTATTACCCCTTCTGTGGTCTCTTTTATAACCCTCCACCTGCCCTTTTCAATGCTTCCTAATCCTGGCGTAATTGGAATGAATCCCATTTTTTATACCTCCATAGATTTTATTCTTGTAGAAGCACTCGAAATATAAGCGTGCATGCCGCACTGTATACAGCCATCTGGTCTGTAACCCGATAAGCTGGGTCAATTGTGCCGGGCATTACAACATCAACTAATCCGGCAAGCTGCCTATCGCTAGATAGAAGCTCATATACGCGGTCTCTAATAGACTCAGCTTTTTTCTGTCCAGCTTCTGGATCAAGGTCATTTACCATTGCCGCAAACGTGAATGGAATATCGTGGTCTTCTAAGTCTCTATCGCTTGTAGGGGTATAAGGCTCCGGTATAATCCATATAAGAGAGTCGCCAGTGGATGCGAGTTTTTCTATAAGCACATGATCTCCGTAATTTATCCCTTTCGTTACATCATAGAGCTTATGGCCATTCTCAGAGCCTATTTGGGCGCTAAGAATGTCAGAGATTTTACTAACAATACTTGAGCGTTTAGAGTCTAATTGCATCGCTATTTTATCGTTTTTAATGTTCCTATGTTATTTGTAGACGCATAATCAGTGCCATTTACTCCAGTATCGGCATCGAGCTTTGCGTGCGTGGCATTGACCTTTGTTTTTATTGTATTGAGATCATCTGCTATATCTTCAAGAATTTGATAAACCTTATCGAGTTTTGATGCACCCTTGCCTATATTTTTTGGAATCTTCATTTTACTTAGCCTCCTGGTTTAATAGCTTCTTGCTTTAGAACCTCTTTAGCTATATAAGGGAATTGTGCCTTAGCCTTTCTCATCGCTCTTTGCACAAATGGATTTGGCTTTACCGCTTTTGAGCGCATACAAAAAATCTCACGCCCTTCTATGTAGAAATGAAGAGCTCGCGCTCGTACTGGAACCACAACGCCCCTTCCAGAGAGCACTATCAGGAGATACCTTTTTGGATTCATCACGCGCCATGCGAACTCACTAAGCCGAACTAAATCCCATGCCCTTGCAGCGGCTCCCGTAAGTACGGGAGTTTCCCCTACCAAGCTATGCCAAATCTCTACTGCAAACCTTCTTACAATCTCCGCAGTAGCATGAGGCAGAGCGCGTGTTACGCGGAAAGCCAGCTGAGTTAAATTGCCAGAGATTGAAATGCGTAGAGCGGCCATTATGAAGCCTCCGAGCTCAGAAATACATTTACTGTTGAGCGCTGATATGGGCGGAGCTCCGCGCTTAGTTCCTTTGTTACATCGGATGTATTGAGCACGCGCATAATAAAATCATCAATTCTTATTACGGGAGATAACCGCATCTGCATTGCCGTTGCTACAAGCTTTGCTACGGTTCTTAAACAAACATCCTTTATCCCCTTATAGCGCGCATCTGTATCGCTTACGGAACCATTTTTTAGCCTTGCATCAATTGCAGAGGAAATATTATCTGCCCAAGCGGATAATATAGCGCTGAGTTTTTCAGACGCTGTTTGAGCATCTGGGCCAGGCGGGTCATCTGCAAGGGAAAAATTCGCCGGGCGAATTCCAGTAAGCTGCAAAATCTCATCTGGTGTGCAGTAAGCCATTATTTTTTCTTCCCTTGCGCAGAGTGTTTTTTAGCAACGGAGAGGTCGGATTGTTCATCTTGGGCAACTAGCGCTACTTGAAGCCATTTTACCGCCTTTACCGCGCGCCACTGTTTCTCTGTAAGCTCTACAACTGTTTGCACATGCGGTTTAAACCATATACCAAACCTCTCAACAACCCGCTCTCCGGTATTTACAACCGTATACTGAGCCATCTTTGCCATTCTATGCGCCTCCTGTCATGGATTATGGTCCGGTATATCCCTTAGCGTGGCATGCGCCGTTTTCATCTTCGTAGTTGCACCCATAAGAGAGTGTGAATACAAAAATCGTTGTCCTCTGGCGCGGCAGTCTATAGGGTTCCATCCTGATTTTTCTCTGAATGCCGTAGACGGTGTTGACCGGGTAGACGAGCAAACATTCGCCATCCGGCATATTGGCAAGAGGCACTACCGGGATACCCTTAAACGATAACTGTTGAAAGCCGGTAAGCATTTGATCACCAAGAATCGTTCCTCTATCTCCAAGCACATTTCTATAGTCATCCTCTATGTTCCATGAGCAGTAGAACCGCCACGCATTCCGATTTTTGAGGTATTTTCTCGGCACTGCATTGAGCATCTTATTGAACATATCGCGCACATCGGTAGGGTCAAAGTCCGGGGGACTTGCTCCGCCGTCAAGCTGGTTTGCCGCAAGCTTTAGCCATCCATCAAAATCGCCAAGGTCGGCATCGGAACCGGCAAGCGTTGTATCAGACTTGAGCAATCCCTCTTCCATATCAAGACCCACCTGAGCGCCTGCAAGGTCAAGCACAGTATTTTCAAGGTTTCCACGCTCTATATTGTTCTCAAGAGCGGTATCTGTAATCTCCGCTTCTGCTATGCGTTCAAATACCTTGATTGAATTTGTTGCCACTGTTGGAGCCGATATGGATGATGGGGCTGTATTCTCAGTGGCTTTATGGAGAATCCTTGAGCCGAACCCTATGCGGTCTATATCGTATTGATTAGCCGTCATAGGGATCATACGCGCCTCATCCATTAGCACGGTAGAATCCATAATGGCTTGAATAAACCGCGCCGCTTTCTCAGGCTGGAGTATAGCGGCTCCCAGCGCTGATAAATCCAACTGCTTTTGAGCCAGAACGGACAATGCCCGCTCTAATTGTACCTCTAGTGGTGTTAAAGGCATTTGTTTTGCACCTCCGTTAGATTTTCTCTCTTGAATTCGACTGCTTATGCTCTTCTTTTATTCGAACACCATATTGATTGCGGCCCTTGAGTATAAACCCATCTTCATCCCCTTTTTTCTCAACATAGTGGCCGTCCTGCCCTTCTAAACGCTTTGAGGCGGTTTTTCTCTCCTTCAAATCATTAAGAAGAACTTGCATATCTTCCGTGAGCTTCTTTACGGCAGCCTGTATTTCCTCATCTGTTTTCTCTTCGGCTTTCTTAGCGATATCTACATTGACATGGTTTGCCGTTTTTATCTCTTCAATGGACTTAGAGACTGCCGTAAGAGTTTCGGAGATAGGCTTTATTTGCTCCTGCACTATCGCCACCACTTCATCTTTGGTCATGGTATCTAGCACCTCCTCTTGTGTGGATTTATTTACAAACTTTGATTGGCTCTTTTGATTTGCTCCCTTGACTCTTTCTAACCGCGCGGTGTTTTTAAGGTCCGTTATATGGGCCATGGCTGTAGCCATTGAATCATGCGCCCTCTCAATCTTATCCAGTGTAGCATTGGAGATAGTGCGCGATGCCTTCTGAGCTATTGCTGAGGGCGCAAATGCCTTTGAGAGCTTAGAGAGAATTTCCTTCCATGCAGAGGGCTTAGATTTTTCCGATACCTGCGCGGGAGTCTCAACTGGTGCGGTGATTGTTTCAAGGTCTACAGGCTGCGGATCGCCATTTAGGGTTACGGTTTTATTTTGCGGATCATAGGAATAGCCAATTTGATATGTACCGGAATCTTCCCCTGTAGCATAGGAGTAGACAGAAAATACCACGCTCTCAGGAAGCGTATATATAATCTGCAATGACCAATCCTGAGAGGTCAACTCAATGCCCAGAGAATTTTGCATGGAATTCTCGATTAATGACTCAAGGGCATCTTTAAGTAGATAAGAGATGTGCTGAAATGAGCCAGCCATATAGCCATCGGCGCGTTTGACGACAAGGAATTTCGATATGTGGAAGGAGGGCTTATCCACAAGGGAGACGAATGGAACAAGCCACTCTCCTTCCGGGTCTATCGCTTCGAGGTCACGCAGAGTCACGCGCTTTGTTGCTGTAAGTTCCTCAAGCGATTTCTCAGCCATTTGCGCAAGCATTGATTTAGGCACAGCGCATATAGAAAAACCAGTGAGCTTTCCATCAAGCACATCCTGCCAATCTTTATCATTATCAACGCGCGATGCCATAAACCATGTCATGGGCGGATATGTGTATGTCATATCGCCTATGGCAAAGGATTTTGTAGAGCGCTCAATCCATGACTCTACAGGAACGCCAGATTTCTTTAGCGAGTGCATCGTATCTACGCCCCTATAGTGTTCCATATAGGCATGTGCCACTTTCTCCACTCTTTCCGGCGTTACAACATCCTGGTCGCCGTCCGGGATACCGGGATATAGCACTGCGCCAATTACAAGCCTCTTTGCTGTGTCTTTATGGACTATTTGAGCTGACAAGGAGATATCTTCTGATGTGCCCTGAATTCCTCCCTCTAGACACTTAAAGTCTAAAGACTTATTTCCTAAAGCCTTATTGCCAGATTCAAGGATTTTCTCTAATTGTGCCTTAGCCTTTGCAAGCACATCGGCAGGCAGATCGGGAGGATTCCCACGCGCCCCTCCAATTGCTGCAAGCGCCGCGCGAACCCCAGCAAGGTTTATATCGCCGTTTGGCTCCTTGTAATTTAATTTGAGATCAGATTTTACTATGTCCTCTTTTTTGCCATCGGCATTAGAGAGCGCCCATGCAGCTACGGCATCAGGCACTGCATTATAGAGTTGTTCAAGCGTATATCTTGCCTTATCCCCATTCCAGGGCTTATCTACATATTTTTTAAGAGCCATAGCCTCTGCAATTACAGCATCGGCAAGAGCAATGTCGCTTAGAGTTAAAGAAAGAGAGTTCAGTTCTTTTTTAGATTGAGCAGGCCACTGGCCAGTGAGGTTGTGATGAATATAGGCACAAAGACCTTCCGGGGACTGCGCGCCTTTTTTTTGCATCTCATCTACGCATTCTTGAAATGAACTCCATTTTCCAAAAGGCATTGTTACCTCCGTGAAAGTTGCTAAAAATAAAAAGCCCGATTGCACTCGCCGCTGAGCGAATACAATCGGGCTTCTGGAACTCAGACTAACCCTTTAGCTTAAATTTTTACTTAATACTTCTGCCCATAAAAACGATAATAGAATAAGAATTAAACGTTGTCAATACGGTCATCCATGAGAGTATATAGGAGTGACTACTCCCCATGCCTGAAGGCAGGGGCTTCTGTGCCAGTGTCAAACACCAACGGCTAAAGCCGCTGGCTTGTCGGTCGAGCCAACATCAGGGGATTTTGACAAAGCCCCAACCAGTAAGGCATGACCCCTACTGGAAATATTAAAGGTTGCTGAATAATCCGCATTATTTCGGTAACCACAGGAGCAAAAGAAAGAATGTCTGATACGAGAACCCAAACTACCACACCTGGAACAGGTTTTAGAGGTATAAGCAGGGTCTATAAAAATTACGGGGATTCCTTTCTCAAGAGCCTTATAAGCGATAAAGGTTTGAAGCTGACTGAAACTCCAACTGTGCTGAATCAATCTCTGCTTTCTAGCTACTCTCATACGCTTTCTTATATGAGTCAAATTCTCAAAAACAATTACATCACCTTCCTTACAAGACTCTACGATTCTCTTACTAATCCGATGATTCAAATCAGCCATCCATCTTTGCTCACGCCCACTAAGCCATTTCAATCGTCTCAAAGACGACTTTGTGCCTTTACGTTGCAAAGATTGACGGAGTTTAGCAAAGTGCTTTCTTATATGTATAGCCTTCTTGCCAGAAAACCTGAGTCCATTAGAAGTAGTAGCAATATTGTTGATGCCCAAATCCACCCCTACAGAATTACCACCGAAAGGGGTGGGGACTTCCTTCTCAAGAACAAAGTTGATATAAAAGGCCTTCTTTCTTTTATTATAGATAAGAGTAGCAGATTTAGGCTTTTGTCCTTTAAGCAACCCACGCTGATAATTCCCGATAGAGAGCTTGAGCTTGAGTCTACCGCCAATAGTTGCAAGAGAGATTCTTTCTTTAGCTTCAATACTGAAAAGGTCTTTATCAAGTTCAATAGAACCACCTTTAAAGGATTTAGGTTTGCGTTGCCTTTTAGTGGTAACCCTGGCAATAGCACGAATTATGTAATTGCTGGTCAGTTGGTATTTCTCTTTAAGAGAATAATAACAAGCATGATGCAGTTTATATGTATTCCAGATTTTGTTCTCTCTAGCAATCTCAAGAGCATCATTACAAGCTTGAGTGAATCGAGAGATAGTTTCAAGAATAGATTGCCTCTCTTGCTGGTTCACTTCAAGCTTGCATTTAACTGTTTTTACGAGCCTCACAATATTAAAAATACCATAATACAAGGAGAAAAGCAAGGACACGCAATTCCCCATACGGCTAAAGCCATACGTCCCCTTGCGTGATTTTCTTATGGGATTTTCTACATACTTGACCATTTCTTCTTTAGGTAATCCTTCATACAGCTTACTTGTGTAAAAAGGAGTAGAGTCGTGCCCTATTCTCCCTGGAGACCCAAAAGAGCTAGTTTTTGTGCCTACTCTCTTATACTTACTGCTCATATTCGCCTCTTAAAAGTTTAAGGAACACTTCTGCTTTCTTTTCATAAGAGGATTCTTTATCTGCCCTTTCTATTATCTTGCCTAATTCCCCCTTGCTTTTCATTCCTGAAAAAAATTCCTGCTCTTCTAAAAGCAATCTCATTAATTCTGTTTTAAGTTCATCGTAAGAATCAATTCTCATATCCCCATAGCTAAAGCGAGGGGACTTACGGCACGTTTCGTTAACCACACGGACAGCATTTTGTTTACTTCCCGTGTTTGTATCCCGACTCTTCAACTGTAATAATGCCTTCAGAAAAATTAGATATCCCAAGCTGAAATGTAGGATGAATTTTTACAAATCTGGGGTGTCCTCCCTGATAGCTTACCTCGATTATGCCATGAAATTTCTTCTCTCTTAATGCACGGTCAAGAGCAAAAAGCGAACATGAGCTAGGGGAATGCTTCTCTTCTGACAATCGTTTCCTCACTCATAAAATGGGTATGGCAATTCTTCCTCGCTATAATAATCTTCTAAGTGGCAGCGACATCGAATCCATGACTCAATTGGACCTGATTTATCTCCAGGATACATAAGCCCATTTGTAAATGGACGGTCGAGAGCCACAATTTGTCCGTGCATCACAATGTGCTCATCTCTTACACGCTCATCTTCCATGCTTACCCATTTTTTATATCGAACTCCATAATCGCGGTATGTAGTCTGTCTTGTATAGTTCGCATAAGAGGTGAGCTCAGTTTCAGCAATTTGAGCAATTTCATTGTCCAGGACTTGAGAGAATTCCTCTTTGATATTGTCCTCAACTTCGAGTGAAGAAAGCTCATCGGCATAGGATTGACGGATGTTGTCCAGAATCGTATCAGTAACGCGTGTAATTACAATATCGGATGCGGCAAGAGCATTGTTCTCTAAGGCAGTGAGCGCTTCTTTCGATAGTTCTGTAAAATCAACGCCTAGAGTTTGCACCACTTCCCGGCGTACAGAATCGGCAAGGGTTATACCCGCTTCGGTAAGTATTGCCTCGTATTTCGCTTGAGCATCGGACATTACGGATTTAATAATCGAGTTCCTTGTTCTTCCATCAATATTTGCAATATCGCCTGCTCCGACTTCTTTAAGACGTCTGAGCAATTGAAACCGTGCAGACCGAAATACAGAGGAAAGCTGCCGTTCGAGCAATGGCAGAGCGGCTTCAATCAGGGGATCGGAAGACTGCTTGAGGGCACGCATACAGCCGCTTGCTATGAGCATTCGAGCAATTTCTATATCCATTTCTAATACGCTCGCTTTAGCGCCAAAGGGTTCCTTCACAGTCCCCTCCATGAAAACTTGCTTGAATCTTTATCCTTTCCATTACTTTTTCCACTTATTTCTTTTCTTTCATCAACCATCTTAGTTGCAATTGCAACCAGTTTTGCATGGAGGTCTTTTACCGCGCGAAGTATATTAGTTTGCTCTTGAGCGGGAACAGGAAGAGCAGTTCTAGGTGCATTGGCTGCATCTATTGGCACGCCGTTTATATAGTATTTATCCATGTTTGGATTATCTTCTACTTTTTTAAGCCCATGTCTCAGGCGCACTTCATTAGGAGAGAGGGCAGCCATCTTCTCAAGCCTCTCCGATATGCTCACATCATGGTCCTCATCGGTTGTATCAATTTCGAGGAATTTAAACTGCCAGTCAGTGACCTTAAATACTGGGAGTATAAATTGATTAAATATCCATTCCAATTTCGCCTGCCTTGGATTTATGATTGATGACTTGTAAATCTCTGTCATCTCTACAGCAGTAGTACCTGAAAGAGAACCTACTGCCGCTACTCCAACGCGGTATGGAGGCACACCATGCGCGGCAAGTATTTCATCTCGATTATCGGTACGGTAAAGACGGAAAGAAGCGTCTTTAATCTCTACTGCCAGAGGCTCGGCAGTGATTTTTATATCCTGAGCATTTGGGTCCGATGGGTCCTTTTTAGCCGTGAGTATAAGAGAGGCATGACGCTTTTTTTTCAAGTCTGATTGAAAATAGGTTTGAATTTGAGCTTGAAGGGTATCGTCAAGATCAACTCCTTCAAAGAGAAAAATATATTCCGGCACTCCATGGTTTTCAAAAAATTGCAGATTATATTCCTGCCTGTTTATATCTCCTAGCAAAGCACCCAGAGCTGGAGTTATATCCGATGAGCCGTAGTAATCCGAGCGTGGAGAGTAGTTGAGCAAGTGCAGTATTTCATGGCCGCGCGCTTCCGGGGCAAGATTACCTTTTGGGTAGTAATCCCCGGTATTCATATCAATATCCCGTTCCTCTCCAAAGGGCTTAAACCACCTCACACGCGCCGCGCGCTTTTGAGCGTATCTGGTTTTATCCTTCGAGCGGCGCATTGTATGGCCAGGGATATGAGCCAGTCCAAGTATTTCTTCATCAACGCTGTCGCGTATAATCTCGATGTATCCGTTACCCAGACCTTCCGTGTCAATAAGGGCGCGCTCCATAATTTCAAGAAATGACATCTCTTTTGATGGATGCTCTAAAAGATTCTTTATGCCAGAGAGTTGCAGATCATTTGCTGTATCATTTGTAATGCCATCTTTGGGTATAAATTTCCATCCCAGCCCAGCAGTATCTTGAGCCTTTACTTTGCAGCATCGGAAATGATAAGTATTCATCTCCATAAGCATTGCCAAAAGCTCAAGTGGGTAGAGAGGTTCAACAAGGCCGAGCGCATCATAAGAATCTGTAAATGTATCAGGAGGCAGTTGCTTTGAGAGCTCTCCAGAGGCTTGTTTAACGGCATAGAGATCAAGCGTAGACTGCGAAATTATCTGTCCATTAGTGAGCATATAGTAAATATTTGCGACTGACATGCCTTATCTCTCCTTACTCTTTTTTTAGAATCGTGATAGTATTATTGCATTTATTATGCACAAGCGTAAAAGAGCCATCCCTTTTGAGAGCAACAAGATTTGCGGCGCTAAGGATGATTCCATTTCCACAGTAGAGGCATAAGAAATTGGCCCACGTTGGAGTCAGATCAATAAGAGCGCTAGGCGGATAATTCAACCACGAGGCCGGGAAAGTATGATCTGCCTTGTATTTCAAGATTTTTGCCTCAATAATTGGGTCAGTAAGCTCAAGAGCCATTGGACGCCTCCAATTAAACGCTTGCTACTCCTATGCGTGCCCCCCTAGAAGAGGGCCAATATTTCCCGTAGTTTAAGAACATGCTCAAAATATCTACATCTTCATCATGTGCAGCATTGGGGAATCCAGATACAGAGTCGAGAAAATCAGAAAGCCACGGAGCATCTTCTGGAAGATAACAATTGCCTGCTTCGATAATTGGAGTAACCATAGTGGCTCTGCTTACTTTATCGGTTGTAGGGGTAATGGGGATAATGGGCATGGTAGTGCCGCGTCTGAGTTCTGGTATCAGGTCCTGGCCACTTGATTTATCTTCAATAAGAATTGCAACTGGATTGAATTTATTATACAGAGCAATTGTCTGGCGCTTGAGTTCCGGGAATTCCACACGCTCAACCCATCTATGAACGAGATAATAGCCGTTGTTGGTTACCATCCATACATGAAAGCCAGAGGGGTCATTTATGGTTTTTCGTTTATGTGCAGTATCGCCAATAAGAAAAAGCCCCTTATGCTCCATCGGCAATGTTTTATAATATCTCCACCATTCCCGCTTAATTATCTCGCCTGCCGTAACATCAACAAAATCCGCAAATATCTCCTGACGGCGGATAGAATGGGGAGTTTCTTTTACAAGAGCATCTATTTCTTCGCGATCCAGATAGGGATTATCATAAGAAGAAAATTTAAAAGACTGCCAGTGCGGCACTCCGCTTAAACCCTTTTTGTAAAGTTCATAGAAGATATGAGGCTCGGTTGTGTGTTTGCGCAATATGCCTTTCGGAGTTCCTCCTATAAGCATAGGGGAGTTGTAATCGAGAATCATTGGCTGTATAGCGTTGTACCACAAGTAGGGGTCGTTTAAAATTATTCCAGCTTCATTGAGAATTATGAGTGAATATCCGAAGCCTTCGATGTTTTCTGGATGCTCAGCAGAACGAAAATCACATACAGAATTTCCAACTCGGATTAATTGCGCTTGCTTCTCCCACTTCCATAAATAGGGGTTAAGATCAAATAAAAGAGGGAGAAAATATCTCTCTATGTACCGATTGATGTTTAAGTGTATGGTATCTACCCAGAGTATTGGACTGATGCCGTCTATCATACACTCGATAGCATAATTGGCAAAACCCTTTGTGAGACCGAAGCGCCGGCCCTTTGCTATGACCTTAAATCGAGCGTCACTGCCAAAGAAAATCTTATTCTGATTCCGATGGTAATTGACGCGTATTCGATTGTGTTTCGTCTGTAATAGTACGCTCAACTATGATCCTCAACGGCCCTCCGTCTGGTCCGGTTATTTCCTGCCTTTCTGTATATCCCCTGTGCTTGCCGATACGCGCCAGGAACCAGCGCGCTGTGTCAATATCACCATCCGCAATAGCCTTTACAATCACAGACTCGGCCATATCTGTGACGGCTTCGCGGGCCTCTTCTTGAACTTTTTTTAAATCTGAATGGTTCTGAATGCGCTCCCATAAACTCTCACGAGCAATACCCAATTTCTGCGCAGCTTGACTGATAATACCGCCGCTTTTACGCAGGGCTTGTTTAATTTGGGCCTTCGTAACTTTATGGCCCGGATTATTGCATTTTGGTGAGGAATCGTCAGGAGTCATTCTATTGAAAACGCCTCCACCATTTTTTTTGCATTTCCTTTTTTTGCAAGTTTTTAAGAGAATTGCTCAGTTCCATAACCCCTCCATACATAACTGTCAATGCGTCTGCCATTTCTTTACTCTTTTCAGATAGTTGTTCCATTGAATTTGTCCATATCTGAACCATCGCATTGAGGGCCTTGTATGTCTGTATAAATTGAAACATTGGTTTTAATTCTACCGCCACTTGCAATACTAATTCGTCTTTTGAGTATTTATGAAATAAAGGCATTTGCCATTCCCTATTGCGTAAAATATCACAGAACCAGATAAACTTCAACCCCGCGCAAGATGCATTTTTAGCTTCTGCGGTTTAAAGTTAGCATTTTTCTCTTTACATCCATGATGAAGCTCCAGTTTGCGGCTATCCCATTTGGAGGCTGGAGCGTCTTTATTTTCAAGAAAATAGATATATTCAGTCCATCCAAGAAACGCTACTTGCTTCTGGCATACAGGGCAGAATTCATATTTCACATAAATCTCTTTAGTCTTGATATTTGCATTATGGAGCCAGTTGTAGTACGCAGGATTTACAAAGAGAAAGCGTTTGAGGGCTCCATAGACCAGACTCGGCGGTATGGAGATAATATGCTTGGTTTTAGAAGAGAAATATTTTTCAGCCTCTGCTTTCATCTCGGAGATAATTGGAAGAGAAAGTTGAGAAGCTGCATAACTCTCGTCAACCTCCGCCGGCTTGCACTCTACCATCTCTGCAATCACCGGTCTGGATGAATTACAAATCAGCCAGTTCCACATCCACTCGACCACATCGTTTATGATGTGAACAAGCGGCGCTGGAAGAGGCTCAAGCTCTTCATAAGAGTTAGTATCAAGGCAGTGTTCTTTCATCGAAAATATGGGTTGGTGTTTGACAGCATCTAATTTTCAAAAAAATCGATTCTTGCCCTATAAGAATGCGTGAGAAGGGCAAATGCCGCTATTTTTTTATAGCAAAATTGCGTTTTTTCTCGAAAAATCCGCAAAATCAGCAAAAAGCCTATGTTACCCCCCTTGTGTGAGTGCATTCGTTGATTCCTGTAAGTCTGGTAAATTCTCGTGGGCATATCTTAGCTGTCCCTCCAGCCTATTATCCAGCGTTACCTCCAAACCACCCTCTTGAGCACGGCAGGCAGTATTTTCTGTGTCTTAATCTCACGTAGCCTTTTGTGATCTCATGATCGTCAACTTTCAGGTATGTATCACCGGGAGCTATCCGGGAGCCGCAGGTAGAACAAAGCTCTGTCTTTGTAGATGAGGCATATTCAATGTCTTTGCCACGCATACGGTTTATGTATTCAAACATGATTTCAACCTCCAGTCATGGTACAATCAAACAACTTTTCCCCTTTGCCCGGTCCTATAGTGATCACGAGATTTTTATATTTATCAAAATAACGCTCTCTTAAAAGCGCCTTAGGAATCAGCCAATCCATCGGGGCAAAGGTATGGCCGTCAGGAGTAGGAACGCGGCGAATGGTTAGGTGCAACCCAAGCATACTAACCCCATTCCACGCAATGACATCGTATTCGTGCGTCTCGTCATTGGATGTTAATTTGAGTCTTTTAGGCGCGCCGGGAATATAAGCCAATCTTCACTCTCCAAAAGTAAATTCTTCGTAACACCGCTTCATCTTTTGCCAGGACCAGTTCCACTCTCCAGAATTGGGAGGGACCTGGCAGAGTTCCTCAATGCCGCTTACACCAAAACAGGCGCGAAACCATACAAGCATCTGGTCAAGATATTTGGGGTCATCACTACCAAATTTGCGCCAGTGGTAGAACGAGCTTTCTTTAAATGGGCACTGAGGGTCGCATATAAAATCTAGAAAATCGCGCGGGTACTCTCTTTTTTCCAAATATGCAATACATTTTTGCCAAAATGCGTCAAAAGTTTGCTGGAGAACGATTCTTTGTTGAGCCTTTTGTAGAATTGAAAAAAGCGGCTTAAAAGCCCTCAAAAATCGCGCAATCGTGCGGTCTTTCAAGTTGTGAGGGAAATATTCACGCTCGGCAACTGAAATATAATCCGCATAAGGGTCTAAAACCTGATAAGTTTTAAAGAGCTGGCTTAGCAGCTCTTTTGGATTTTCTATCCCTTGCTCCTCGCGCAAGTAACGAATAGCCTCAAGCTCATAGGCTCTGGTTTTAGTGTTTTCCCTCCGCTTAATCTCAAGCCATTGCTTCTCAATAGCATTATCAAAGTCGTTTTGTCCTAATTCAACGAGTTTAATTTTTGACGGCAAGTTCTTTTGATTGTCCATGGCCTATCTCCTTTTTGATTGATTGGCTCTCTAAGTACCGAGCCAAAATTTTTTCTTTATTAGCGAAAAAATGCCTCATAGTAGGAGCGTCAACATTCCAGTAAACGCCCTGTTTCACGCCGCTTGCAAAGAATTTAAAAAGTTTTTTCATAGTTTCGTAGATATAATCATCTCCCTTAAAACTGTATGAGCTTGAAAGCCATGCCCAGAACTTTTTCGAGTGCTTAAAATCTTCCGTCTCCGGCTGAGCTCTGCCATTTTTGCTCTCCTTAAAGGGCTTAAATCCCATTACCTCGGTAAATAATTCGGGCATAGGTTCTAAAAGAAATCTCTGCCAATACTCAATTTGTTTAGAACTTGAGAGCGAACCGTTTTCAAGGTTCGCCTCTATCTCCGAAGGAGATATTCTTTTAAGTCTTTTATCTCTTCTCCTCTCCTCTCCTCTCCTCGTAGGGTCGGGGGATATATCGGGGGATATATCGGGGGATGGATCGGGGGATATATCATCTGGAGGGTCATTCCAGATGTAATGCTGAACCGGATCGGAGGCTTTCTGTTTTGGATGCCATTCAATCCAATCTGGTAAAGGGATGATTGGCGGAGATGGATAATGCTTCCTTTGGTGCTTATTCAGATTCTTTAGATACCCGTAAGTTTTATTCCCTTTTGTGTATGGAATTATCTTGTGTAATTCAATCAGCTTTGCAATGATTTCTTTTATGCGGTTAATTGAAAATGCACTTCGGACCATGCCCATCTGGCACTGAATCCATTGAGCATTTAGAAGAAAACATCCTGAATCCTCAGCCAGGCTCCACAGTCGAGCGTATAGAAAAAGTCCATCCACGCCTAGGACCGCAAGTTCATCGTCAAAACATAAACCATCCATATCAATCATCCTTTTATTGCCCATGACCTTTTTCCTTGTTTGATATATAAATTTTGTAGGAGTTTTGAAATAGCTGTGATTTTGGAAAGTAAGATTGGAGCTTGCACGCAAGTGCAAGAATTGACAGCACCCATTTACCCCCTCTTTTAAAATGGCATACTTCACACATCATTAAACACCCGTCAGGCCACCCACCTCTCAGACTGCGTAATCTACTTCACCCCTTCTACAGATTTTTTGCTACAGAGTTTACGATATACCTCTGGCCAGGCATCCCGTAAAGCTTCCAAAATATCGGGATACTGATTTGCCACTCTAGATGCCTCAGTCCAACAAAAATTGGGATTGAGGAGCATCTCCTGTGCCAACTCTACAGGCAGAGAAATTTTTAAAGACAGCAGTAAAAATGCTGTCTTTGCGTTCAGCGGCATCCCCCACGAGGCTCGCAAAATATTTTTGTCAAAATGCGCGCCCCACAGATCGGCTTCATAAATGTCGGCTTCATCGAGATTGGCTCCATACAGATTGGCTCCACGAAGATTGGCTCCACGAAGATTGACTCCGCACAGATTGGCTTCGTACAGATTCGCTTCGCATAGATTCGCTTCGCATAGATTCGCTTCACACAGATAAGCTTCTTCAAGATTGACTCCGCGAAGATTGGCTCCGCGAAGATTGGCTTTGCACAGATGGGCTTTATTAGCTTCGACTAAATCTGCAAGGGTCAACTTGTCACTCTCACAAATTACTTCATTTGTTATCCAGTTAGTGATTTTCATCTGCGTTTGAGCGGGGCCCTCTGCCGTTCGGGTAGCAGAAGGCCCCTTATGGAGGATGGCTATAGGTTATTTAAAAACTCAATACACCTATTTACCTCCTTTACAGTAGCGTTAGAAAGTAACTCCTCTTTGTCTCGAAAATTAAATTCAGCGCAAAGCTCGTTCCAATCACCATCCAGCTTCTTGGCTACGAGCCCCTTGAGATAGTTCTTCTGCTTCTCAGTTGCTAATTTATCATTGACATCTTTAGCCTCAGATTCTACATCATCTATCTGTTTGACTTTCCCCTGCGTCTTAGCAAGAGCAATAATCTTTGTCTCTATCTCGACTGGAATGGTCCGAGCTTTCGCATTCCTTGTTGCCTTGGCCGCCCCTTTTTCAAACCAGAATGGATCATTAACGCCTGATTTGTGTTTGATGCACTGTCGCTTATACCCAGAGACAGAGCCAAGGTCAATTTTTCTGATTTGAGCGTCGTAACGGAATTTGCGGATATTGGCGAAAAATAAAATGTAGTCTGGGTCAGTAGGGTCCGGTTGAATGCTAACGATTGGCTCATCATAGATAATCCCCTGCTTCTCAAGCTCCATTAGGGCTTGGTCAACCCCCTTTTTAGATAAACCCCATATATCCTGCCCGTCTTGAATAAAATGGTATACCCACGTAGATACTACGCGGTTCTCAATCTCGGCAAGTATAATGTCATCATCGAGTTTATCGAATAAAGCAAATACATTTTCCTGTTGCTCTTTAACGACTAATTCCTGACTCATCTTCTTGCCCTCCTGTTAACCTTAAATGCAAACTTGAGAATTGATTTTGCGGTAATGTAGAGACAGTTTGGACACCAGAACTCATCAGCATCCTCTTTGAGTTCAGTATCGCAAAAAGGACATTGATTTTGAGCTATGTCCATGTTATCATTGCTCTTGTTACCTTTCGATGGCGTTGAAGCCCCGATAATTTCGATTGTCGGGGCTTCTTGTTTTGTGCTACTCATGATGTATTACCTCCTGTTGTTTTATTTTCTCTACTTCATCAATAATAAGACCTGCAAGCCTTGCAGCCTCTTCGTTCGGGATATGCTGCATAAGGACCTGACGGTCTCCATTCTCGTACACAACCACCAGATTGGAGAAAAAATTAGACAGATGCCCGTGAGCGTATGAAGGCTCTATATTTATCTGCCTAATCTTACAAATCCGCTCATCTGAGAGCGGAACCAATGAATCTTCCATCTATATCACCCCCTTTTTTATGAGATAGCCTCTTAGGCAGAGGATATTGCAAAATCTAAGAATAGGTTTGTTACTTGCATCTATACGCAAATGAGAGGCAAGATGCGGCTCATAATAAAACTCTCCAACATTGCGTGAGCCGCACTCTGCGCATCGTTTGGGAACATACTTGTGCTCAAACGATTTTGGTATCATGACCATTTCTGATACCTCCAATCCTCTTCCTCTTCTTCCCTCTGTCTCGGGATAAGCCCATTAGCGAGGGTAAGCCTCTTGCCCGGCTCCGGGTGGTGCTTGCGTCTTATAGCCACCATGCCGAGCCAGAAGCAGTAAGCCATAAAACAAAGAAAACCCACAATAAGAAACTTCAACATCTCTATCACCTCCCTTTTATGAGAATCACATCTGCTGTTTTATTGGCATTTTGACGGTGTTTGTTAAGCAATGTATGGATGTTTTCATGTGTGACATAGTAGAGTTTGCCGAGTTTCACGCAGTCCATCTTTTTTGCGCGACACCACGCGCGAAGGGTGGATAATTTGAATGGATAAATCTGAGAGGCTTGCTCAAGTGTAAGAATGGGCAACTGCTTGAGGCGGGAAATATCAAAATTAGATTTAGCCATAACTCTCCTCCCTGGCTCCCGAGAGGAGCCCTTGCTCTTCGAGCCTTTTTAGGATTTTTCTGTTTACGGGACCGCTCCTCTTTCCACCCGTGCCGTATTCAAGGAGCTTATAAACCGTATCAGGCTTAAACCCATTAGCCGCAGCCCAACGCCGTACTGTCATATCCCGTTCCCAGATGTTGTGCATTATTTTTTTGCCGTTAAATGTTGACTTTTGGCTCATGTGTATATATAGTTAGTAACATGTAGGATTGAATATGAACTCAATTATAGTACGCAAAAATGTGTCTGTCAAGGGGTTATTTGCAAATTTGCATAAAAGACAGAAGAGGTATGTAGAAAAGAAGAAAGAGGTGACGGTAGATTGGGCTGAAGCTATTTCATCTCTGAGAACCCAGCTCGATCTCACTCAAGAGGATTTTGGCGCTGTAATAGGTAGGTCTCTTAGAAACATACAGGACTGGGAAAAGGGCAATACCGCTCCAAAACCTCACATGGTGCAACTCATAGTTCACACGTTTGGGCTTATTCCAGAATGGGCATTGGGCAGACATGAAGGAGACATATTTATCCCAAGCTCCATTTGGGGAATGAGAGCCAAGCTCATAAAGATTGTAAATGCAAAGGCATCGGAACTAGGCGTTGCACTTACCAGGGCGCAGAGAATGAAAAAAGTGGATGAGTATTTGGAGAAGATTCAAAAAGGAGAAAGTACCATCGAGCAAATAAGCCTGCCGGGTGGAATGGAAAAAAGCGCGTAAAAAAGGGGGGAGAAGTTATGGAAGACAAAGACCGGCCACTTCTCAGGCTTATAAATGGTATAGAGCCAATGGCAAATAAACGCGTGCGCATACGATTTAAGGAATGGCCAGTTCGAATCAATATTCGGAATCTCTATATCACTAATTTCTATGTCTCATTGGATAGCGAGAAAAAGCCTCCCCCAGCTGCATTTAAGAATCGAGATAAAATCAAAAGAGCGGTGCAATCTTAGATGCCAACAGCCCTCTGGATTTTACTTATTATCGTTGCAATAGCTATTATCAAAAAAATATCGGAGCCAAAAAGAATCTGCCCAAATTGTCTCTATGCAGGACATCCCAAACAATACACGCCAGGGAATATTGTCTTTGAGATATTTCTCTGGCTCTTTGTAATTCCGGGACTGCTCTATACAATGATGAGAAGCGTGACCAAGAAAGAAGTGTGTCCTGAGTGCGGGCAAATTGGGATGATTCCCATAAATACTCCACGAGGACAGCAACTCCTTACACAAGTCTCACAGCAGAAAGATATACAACCAAAACGCCTTCCTCGTTCTCAGATATGCCCCGTTTGCGGATATAAGAACTTGCATCCAAGAGATTTTTGTCACAAGTGCCATACGCCATTTACAAATGGGACTCTATAAAAGATTCCTTACGAGCAAGAATGGACAAAAAAGGGCGTACTGGTATGTTCGGTATTCCCAGAGCGGCCGTGAGCATAAAAAGAGCCTTGGACCATGCAATCTAGTATCAAAAAGAATGGCAGAGGCTCAGTGGGAAGAGATAAGGCGCAAGATACAACTCAGCAAACTAGGAATAGAAGAGGTCACAATCCCAACGCTTGAGGAATTCTCAAGGGAATATATAACGTACGTCCGCAATGTGAAAAAGAACCGCGCATGGGAAAGAGACAGAGAATCGCTCAAGCAGCTTCTGAGATTCTTTGCCAGAAAGAAATTAAACGAAATTACACCCGCTGATATTTCTGCGTATCAAACACAAAGACTCAATGAAACCAATCACCTTAAACGATTAAACTCGCCCGCTACAGTCAATCGAGAGCTTACATGCCTCAAGGCACTCTATAACATTGCAAAACAGAAGGAAAAATTCTTTGGCGATAATCCCGTCTCAAGAGTAAAATTTCTGCCAGAGCACAATCAGATGGAGCGCATACTCACAGATGAAGAGGAAAAGAGGCTCATGTCAGTATGCCCACCTTATCTACGGGCAATAATTCAAACCGTGCTCCATACAGGACTAAGACGAAGCGAGGTGGTAAGCCTCAAGTGGGAGAATATAGATTTTGAGAATGGATATATATTTATTGAAAAAGGATTTGTAAAGACAAAGAAGAATAAAAGAGTGCCAATCAACTCAGAGCTTAAAACCATCTTGCTTGAACAAAAGCTCTACTCCGGCCATCAGCCCTATGTATTTCTCCATTCAAGAGGGGAGAAATACACCAATGCAGCCGCGCTCTATCACCGATACAAAAGAGCGTGCCGCGATGCTGGAGTGCCTGATTTACGGTTCCATGATCTGCGTCACACGGCGGCAACGAGAATGATTGAAGCCGGTGTGGCGCTGGCGGATGTAAGTAAAATCCTTGGACACAGTAGCCTCAATATGTCCATGCGCTATTACCACCCCGATGAAGCCCTGCGAGAAGCAGTAGAAAAACTGGCAGAGAGACATAAAACCCCGTCCAAAAACCCTGCCAAAGCTAGCGTAAGCCATACAAATGATTAGTGTGGAAACTGGATTAATCA